CATTTCTTTGTCATTTGATTCAATTGAAAGTGTTTTGCCAATTCGACGTGAACGATCATGTTCAAGGTTTAACAAAACCGGTGTTGGTTCAATTGAATTTTTTGCAAATTGAACTTTGCCAATTGAAGCGTTGCCGGTTTCCTCAAATGTCACGATTGTTCCGGTGATCGTGCGTGTGTTTGAGTCTGCCGCCGTGATTGGCATTGGTGTGATGATTTTTTTCATAGCAACATGTCTTCTTCCTCGCGAATTTCGTCGATACTCATTGCACCGATACGATTTAAGATTTCATAAACTTGCGCGCGCTCATAAGGGTTTCCACGTAAGAAATCGTCAAGATCAAATTTGACTTCGTTACCCGCCGGCGTAAAATCCGCAAAACTCATTCGTTGTTCAACAATTGACATGTAATTTCTAAACGCAAAATCCACCAGGTCGCGGCGCTTATCCAACGCGTTCGAATACGTAAATGTTGATTGTTGTGAATCTGTGAAATAAGCCGGCAAATTACAGGCACGACTTAATTCAAGCGACAAATAATTTCTTGCTTCGTTCAGCTGTAAATTCTTCGGGTCGTAACCAATTGTTGAAAGATCAACGTCAGCGTTTAAGTAAATGACGGATTTCTTTGCACGGTTGCGAATCGCTGAAAGTAATTTTGAAACACGATCTGCCGGCAATGATGTTCCATTTGATTTCACAACCATTTGTGGAATTGGGTCAGCGGCAAAATCTAACGCCGCACGTTCCAACGCTGCCGCGGCTTTAATCGTACGACCGGCACGCGTCAACAAACCTTCGTCGGTGTTCGGGAAAACGACCAAATTCGCCGGGTCAATTGGTGAACCGTCGATTCGATAAGCGTCAATTTCTGTTCCATTGGCATTTGTTTGAATTGATACGCGTTCAGGTGCAACGCGTTCCATTCCGCGAATTCTTCCGGTGTCGGCGTAGCGATCTGTTACGTAACCATAAGCCGCCGGGTGAAAAAATAAATCGGAAAGAATCCACGCCCAAAAAACTGAACCCGGAATTCGTGGGTCCGGTTGGTTGACAACGCGCGGTTGTGAAATCTTCTCACCGGTTGCAACATTGCGCGTGTGCATTGGCAATGACGAAATTGTCTGAATGATTCCCAATGCGCGGGCAATTGTTGGGATTGTCATTGCTTCGGCACGTGTTGCCGTTGTTAGACTTCCAAACAACAATTGTGTTTGATCTGCAAAATAAGGCGCGATTGAAGCCGCGTCAACATTGGCAGCGGTTACGGATACCGGTGCCGGCTTACGCGGTGTAAATAAATCGAAATAACCCATGCCCAAATTGTGTCAGGCTTATACGATCAACCAACCATGATGTCAAGATCATTCTCCGGGCGTGTCGCAAAATGCGCCACAAGGGCAACGGACACGGCGCCACAAACGACCGCGTTTGACGCACGTCGTCCAATGACCCACCCGCCGTCACCGCGACGCAATTGAACCGCCGCCAAAATTTCTTCCGTCAGCTGACTTTGCCCCCGGTGTTTTATACGACCGCTATTGATCGCCGACAACATTTCGTCGCACGCTTGTGGGTAGGCAGAATCCATGTCAAAAATTGGGATTCCCGCCGGTGCCAATCGGGCGGCAACCGCCCCCGCCGTACGCCGTGAATAAAGAACGTATTCGGTCGGATACTTCCGGGCGTAATCTGCAAGGTCGTTGGCAATTGCCTTGTCGTCCAATTGAAGATCGTTCGCCCACGTGTGAAGCAATTTCACAACGAAGTTTTCACCGCCTAGTTTTTGGGCGCCAACCAATGAAGCGTGTTTTCTATCCGGTGAAAGATCGATCGCCAACCATGTCAATTTTTCCGTGTCAAGGTCAACCGACTTGTCCAAGCAATTACCCCATGAAGCCGCGTCAACGGCGCTATTGATCGCCACAACCCAACGGCACAAAACTTCGGTCATAACAACGTCGGGTGGGTCGTTCAAAACGCTTCGAACGTTGTCCGCATGAATTGTGATTCCCATTGCCGGGTTGGCATGGCGTGCATTCTCCACGCTGATTTCGTCGGTTGGTGCCGACCATTCGAAATAGCCGATTTCGTCACTTGCACCGGCGATTTTGGCAAGGGCACGTTCACGGAAAGAATTCAACACGACCGAACTTGAATCACCGGCGTTTGTGTACGACATGACAAGCGGATTCGGCGCCGCCATGAGCGTGTAACGCAATGAAGCGAACGATTCCATGTCGGTCATTTCGCGCAATTCGTCCAAATGAATTGTTGACGGGCGACTTACGCCACGCGCCGCCGAACCGCCCGCCTTAATGATGAACCGGGTGCCGTTCAAGGTTTCGATTTCTTCACTTCCGTGCGCCCAACGAATTCGCTTGACTTGTTTTGCCAACATGTCCGAACCTTCAATGATCGAAATCAGCTGACGGAACTGTTCAAGTGAAGTCGCCAAGCGGTGAGCCGACCCAATCTGAAGCGGTTCATTCCACAAGAACAATCCGCCGAGAATTCGAATCTGTTGCAAAAATGATTTTCCATTCTGACGGGCAACCACGATCGTGTTCACCGGTGTTGCCCACCGACCGTCCGGCTTGACCTTGTGTGTGTGTTCAAGCGCGAATTTCTGCCACGGCATAAGGTCAACGCCAATGTCTGACGCCAAATCAATCAATTCGAAGCCTTTCGACGGCAAATCGTTCAATGGCGTGTGGATTCTAGGCGTTGCAACCCCGAAAATGCCTTCCGTGTCTCTACCCAAAACCGTTTCAAGCCCGTTTGAGCCGTTTTGAGCCGGTTGGGGTATCTGAATGACCTGTTCACTCATTTTCATGGCTCTTTGAGTCGTTTTGGGGAGATTTAGAACAGGAAAGAGTCAGGGGTGTCAATGCCGTACTAAAAAACCCACCCTTATTCGAAATCGGTTCATTCACTTCGTTTCGTCCGCCTTTTGCGCTATTACATGAACCACACAAACATTGAAGGTTCCATTCGTCGTCGGTTCCACCGGCAATTCTCGGAATAATGTGATCAACCGTGTTCCCGTCCATTCCACAACGCTGACACGTAAATTGATCACGCTGAAGGATACGTTGACGAATCTTTCGCCATTGTGATGTTGACCCATTGTTCTTCAATGCGCTTGACATGATCAAAACCAATTCTTAGATTGATGATGTAACCACGCATTGCATGGTGTTTGGTAGCGGTGTTTGATGTAAGCAATCGAAGCGTCAATTTGACGATAAGGGTCAAGGTCACGGTAATGCTTCGACTTCATTTGACCCAATCCGAAATGACTTCCGTTCTTCGCACGATAGTCCCAACGACTTTCCTTTGTGATGATTCTATTGAAACATTGGAATTCAACATAGTTAAGAATCCGTGAGTGTGCATAGAGTTTCAAGTGATCGATTGAATAATCAGCTGAATGAGCAGAATTCGCCCCTATCGGTGCGCTTAGGCTAACGATCAACAACAACAACATTTTTTTATTTATGTTTTTTTTCTTTGAATGATTTGAAAGAACTTCATTCTTGTGAAAACCCTTGAAATCCGGGTGTGTGTTGTATGCGTCCAGCGTACACCCCCCATGCAAGTCATTGCCAATCTTACGCGTGATCTTCGGCGTGTTCCACAACGTCCACACCCCTGTTGAAAACCTTTGTGGATAACTTTTCATTGGTGCCCCCACCCTTCACCCTTGAATGTAATGCCGAAGGTTGAGTGGACCCGACTCATGTTTGAACCGCAACAAATGGGTTCACGTTCTTCATGAATGGATTTGTTCATTTCGACGACGATTTGGCATTTGTTGCATTTGAATTCATAAATTGGCATTTTGAACCCCCACTTGTGCCACGGTCATGCACGAACAAACGGTGCATTGAATAGTTTCGACGCCGTGCGGCAACAGATCGGTAATTCTGACAATCAGTTGTTGTGTTGTTTTTTTACACTTTCGACATTCAAATTGAATTTTCTCCATGAACGGATTTCCTCAAATTCTCAATAGGCTGAAGGTTTATTTGGGTCACCCACCAATTGGGTTGCTTACTGTGGCGATACTTCGGGCGTTGTGCCATTGCAATGGGAATCCAACCCGCGATGAAGTAATGTGGCGCTTGTCCCGTGACAAGAATTGCAATGTCCGACGGTCGATCGTATTCGTGAACTATTAGCTGACCGGCGACGTATTTCGTCCACTTGACTTCAAGGGCGTTGCCAACGTCGGCTTTGTTCTTGAATTTCTGTTCAAATGGGTCGAACGGGAGATTGAAGTATTTTGCAACCACCCATTCCGACCCGATCGCTTCGGCACATTCGACCATGTATTCATAAAATGGCATTGTTTGATTGTGTCGGTTTTGGTGATGTGCGTCCATTGCGCCATTCAATGACATGTGAATTGCCGCCTTCAGGCATGTGACTTGCTCCTCACGGGTCAATTGCATTTTCACCGGCAAACCCCACAAAACCACAATAGTTTTTCGCCGCCTTGACCGCGTTGAAATCCGAATTCGTCGGCACGTGCCAGCATTGAACACCGGTCGCATTGTTCAACCTTGTATTCGGCTATTACTTCACCGTTCTTCAATAGTTTGGCAATGCGAGATTGTGGGTCGATCAATTCAAGATAATCGCTCATAATTGTGGCGACCATTTTCCATTTGAACCGAAGTTGTACCAATGGGTTGGGCATTGTGTCTTTCGATCGCGTTCGGTGCAGAAATACCCGCCCCACGATTTTCCGTTTTTGTTACCCTGTTTCCAAACGCGGTGCCCATGATCACACTTCGGCGCTTCCGGTACTAACTCACCGCCCAATTGGGTCGCAATTTCTGCAATGGCGTTGCCAAATGTTGTTTTGTCTTCACTTGAACCAAATGACGGCACCCCTGACATTTCGGCTTCATGTGCCGTTTTGTAACTAGGCACGTCACCAAATTTCTTGTTCCAATAATCCGGCTCGTCATTGGCGACCTTAGCCGGTGTTTTTTCAACCTGTTCCATGATTTCGCGGGTGCTTCGTTCAGCCCCACCCATAACAAGTTGTTGAACCCTCATGATCGCACTAGTGACCGTATCTTCAACGAACCAACGCTTCATGTTGGGTTGATAAGCCGTCACGAAGCCATGTGCAAAATCAATGCCCGCCGGTAGAACGTCGTCATGATTTCGAAACGCTTTTGCTTCGACTAGAACGAAACCTTTATCAGCTGAGAATTCAACAATCCGTGTTTCAATGCGCCCGGTTGGGAAGGTTGAAATCCAACGTTCCAAACGCTCGCGACTTGCCTCATAATTGTCCAAAAATCCCATTTATTTGACCGCCTTTTTCGTCAATGCCGACAATGCCGCGTGACGTGAAATTGAACGACCGCGGGCATAACCTTCACGGCTTCCGTCTTTGAAGCCTTTCGCGTAACCAACCGCCATTGACATGATCATGAGCGTCAATACGCCCACCAAACGCCCTAATGTTGCCGGGTCAAGTAGATCAAGAACCATTTTAGATTTCTCCCGAATTCTACGCGGTAAGGGTTACCACGTGGAATCAGGGTGACGCATGAATGACGCGCCGTCAAGAACCTTGGTGATTCTTCGGCGTGTCGATCGGTTTTGGCTTTGATTTTAAGCCATTGCCGGCAAGTACCCCACCCAATGAACCGGTCAAAAAAATTGCCAGCGTTTTCAATAAATCAATAAACGCGGCGTCATTTGGTGCTTGTGCCCCAATTGGTTGCGTCACAAAAATCAAGGCATAGGTTATGCCAATTGTGACAATCAAAAACACCATTGCAAGGGTTGTGCCAATGATCAAAATCAATTGGGCGTGAATTTCTTCCGGCGTTTTACGGCGTGCCGGTTTGTTGTGCGATTTCTCCAATGATGTCTTCAGTGCAAGTTCCAGTAGGGACGCATTGCGGTTTTTGGCATTCGGCATTTGACCACTTTTCAAATTCTTGGCATTCATAACGTGTCCAACCTTGGTATCCGCACGCGGACATGGTTAGTGCAAGTGCCCAAACCAACCATGCCGCGGCGAATCTGCGGTTCATTTCCCCGTCGAACCGAAGGCTTTATCGTTGGGATTTAACCAACGCAAAATGACCGGTGCGACTGCCGCCACGCCACCCATTGCAAGGGTTTTCCAATCTGTCACACCCGCCATGTATAACGCCAACGAAGCGGCAAGAAATGACCGCGCCCATGACGCCAAAACTATTTTTGCTTGACCCATTTTTTTGCCTCTTTCTTCGGCTTAGCCGCCGTTGTTGGGATTTCTACATTTGGAAATTCGCCTTTGTACGGGACAAACTTCGGAATTCCAAAACCTAGAATTTCTTTGCCTTCACCGTAATTGCGAACCTTGACCATAACCATTCCCCCATTGCGTTGATCGCCGGTTCCGCTTGTGTTGCCTTCGATTGTCACAACTTGATTGTTTGGCAATAGACCCACAACAATTCCAATGTGTGAAATTCGATCAACGCCGTCATGTGGAAAATCCATGAATGCCAAATAACCCAATTGCGGCATGTTTGACCAACGGTTGATTTCTTTGAATTTGTGCGCACCCAATGCGGTTGAAACGCATGAATGAATTTTCACGCCACTAGCTGAAAACACCCAATTCACAAATGAACCACACCAGGGCAACCCATTGGCATTTGTAAATTCACCGTATTTTGTAAGGTTTTCACCGGTTTCCACGGTGCCAACTTCAGCCATTGCAATTTCAATGACTTTCGCATTTGTGCCAATTGGGAATGTCATTCGACCACCTCAAATTCGTCGGTTGTGCGATTGTATTTGTCACCGATTGCCGCGAATTTTCCACGGGAATTTCCGTTGTATGAAGTCTGTACCCATTCGCCACCCAATAGATCAACGCAAAAATCCACACCGCGTTTTTCTATTTCGACACCCTTCGAATTCAATAACACTTCATTGTTGACGACAATGACTTGAACAACAATGTCATTTTCAATTTTTGCAAAATGTGCCATTTATCCCACCACCACTACGACATAACCTGAACCACCGGTTCCACCGGCATTTCCCCAAACTGCAATGTTTCCGCCACCACCGCCGCCGGTGTTCGCCGTTCCATTTGTTGCCGCCGCGTTGACGTTTGAAATTCCGGCACCACCGCCCCCGGAACCACCCGCGCCGCCGCCGCTTGCCTGATTACAGCCGCCCCCGCCGCCGCCGGCATAAGTAACCGCCGAACCAGTAATTGAAATACTAATTCCGGCACCGCCCGTGCCGCCGGCGCTTGTAGCGGTTCCGCCGGCAGCACTAGCCCCGCCGCCCCCGCCCCCGCCATAATTTGGCGTTGCCGTAGCCGTACCACCCGAAGTCCCTTGACCATAAGTTGAGGTTCCGCCCGCGGCTGCACCTGCCGGCGCACCCCCGCCCCCGCCTGAACCCCCATTGTTTCCGGGACCTGTTGAACCACCACCGCCGCCCAATGCGTGTTCGCTGAATGTTTGCCCCAAATAAATCAAACTCGGATTGCCATTGGTGTTCTGACTTCCGCCAGCGCCAACCGTTACCGTTGCGGTTCCACTCGGAACAAAAATGCTTGTGTTGTAAAGAACGCCGCCAGCGCCACCACCGCCCAAGCCATAAGTTTGACCCGTGTTGTAATTTCCGCCCCCGCCCCCGCCCCCGCCGACCAACAACATTTCAATTGTGCCAGCGGTTCCAACTGTGAATGAACCTGAACCCGTGAATTTGTAAATTGTTTTTCCGGGACGTGATGAAGTGTCAACCGTTGGTGAACCGGTTGTTGAACTAACTGTCGCCTTCGGTGCGCCACCTGCCGAAAATGGAAATCCTGTAAGTGTTGGCGTCATGCGAATTTCACCGCCCCGCCCGCAAGTACGGTGTAAGTTGGCGTTGCCGCCGTTTTGATGATTGTGAATGAATAGGCGTCAATTGATGAAGCGTTTCCCGCTGAAGGCGCAACACCCCCCGACCATTTTGGTGTGACCGCGCTTGAATCAATTTGGAACGCGGTTGGGTAATAAGCCGTTGTTCCATTGGTATTCATAAACACGCATGAAATCGAATCGCCCACTGCAAGGTTCGCATTCACGTTGGTGAAATTTAGCGTGAAGTTAGCCGTTGCGTTTGATGTGTAATAAAGAACGCCTTGTGTCTGTGTATCGAATGCAATTGTTCCGGTCGCCGCCGTAGCTGAAACCGTGCAACGTTCTTCCGGTGATTTCACAACCGCATTGTTGACCGTTGCGGTGTTGATCGTTGGTGACGTCAATGTCTTGTTTGTGAAGGTCTGTGTTCCGGCAAGGTTTGCCAATGTGTCGGTTCCGGTTGGAATTGTGACCGTTCCCGAATTCGAAATTGATGAAATGACCGGTGTTGTCAATGTCTTATTTGTCAACGTATCCGTTGTCGCACGTCCAACCAATGTGTCGGTGCTTGTCGGCAATGTCAATGTTCCCGTGTTTGTAATTGTAGAAATGACCGGTGTTGTCAATGTCTTATTTGTCAACGTGTCTGTTGTGGCACGTCCCACCAATGTGTCGGTGCTTGTCGGCAATGTCAATGTGCCTGTGTTAACGATCGAAGAAATGACAGGTGTTGTAAGCGTTGGGCTAGTCGCCGCAACTACGCTTCCGGTTCCGGTTACGGTTGTTCCACCAATGAAATCTTTGTCCCACGCCGCCGCGGTAGTCAATGCAATGTCAATGACGGTGAATGTATAAGAATGACCCGCCGGAATGACTTGAATTGCGTTCAAGCCTGAAGATTGAACCGTCACCGCACCGGTTGAATTGTTGTGGACGTCGTATTGAACACCCAACGCCAACGTTGATGTGACCGGCAAAACAAGGGTTTGTGTTGTTGTTCCGGTGAAAAATTGCAATTTGTTGCTTGTTGATGTCAGCGTTGTTGTTCCGGCTGCCGTCACGGTTGTTGAATAACCAATTTTTGTGTTGTTAATTGTTGGGAATGTCAACGTTTTATTTGTCAAGGTGTCGGTTGTCGCACGTCCCACAAGCGTGTCCGTGCTTGTCGGCAACGTAATTGTTCCGGTGTTTGTAATTGTAGAAATGACCGGTGTTGTAAGGGTTTTATTTGTCAGCGTTTGTGTTCCGGTAAGGGTTGCAACCGTTGAATCAATTGACAATGAAACCGCGCCGCTTGTTCCACCGCCGGACAATCCTGTTCCAGCCGTCACCGCGGTGATGTCACCGACGTCATTTGTGATCCACGTGAAGTCCATGTCGGTGTTTGATGTCTTAGACAGGATTTGACCTGTTGTTCCACCCTTTAATTCGGCAAATGTTGTGTCAACCGCTTGACCAAAAACGGCAAAATCTGCCGGAAGGTCGGTGACCAAATCTGCCGGCGTCGGCATTTGCCAATTGAAATTCGTCGTTGGATTCGCCATTGTTTATTTCTCCTTATCAAGTGACAATTGTGGCACGCGCCCAATCCAATGTTGGCGACACGCCCGACCATGTGAATGTTGGTGAGACGGCATTCCACGGCAATGATTGCAACGAATACGCCGTTGGGCTGACGATCATTGACAATGCAAGTCGGTTGTAACTAGCTGAAAACGACCAGCCTTCGACGAACCCCTGAAATGTCAATCCCATGTTTGTCGGCAAGTTATTGATTGCGATCGGCATTCCCATGAAAACGTTCAACAACGCGTTTCGGTCGGCGTCGTCGATTTCCGGGTTTGTTAGGTCGTACGTGATCTCATTGAAAATCGGTTGGGGTTGGGAACGAAGCGACAAATAAAAATTGGCTTGTGTCAGGGCGTCGGCTGAATCGTGAACCGTCGTTGTGATGATTTGCGAGAGTGAACCGTATTGGCTAATTGAAGCCAAGTCGGTCGCGCTTTGTTCGGCGCTTGACGTGGCGCCGTATTTGATCGTTACATTGTTTCGAACGTCGCCGGCGCGTGTGTCCACCCGTAGACCAGCGGCGCGGGCATGGTTCGCCGAAACGTCAACGTACCCGTTCGCGGTTAGGTATTGCGTTCGGCGGGTTGAATCGGCGTATCCAATGCGACCTTGTGCGTCTTCGTATAAATAGCCCATTCCCGACGTGGCAAGTGCGGCAACCAACGAATAAACGTCGGTTCGGTTTGAAGTACGAGCCGCCAATTCATAATCGCCGGGCGTATCAATCTCGCCCAACCCGTTATTTTCTGCCGTTGCCCACGTGACGGTTGGGTCATAAGTTGCCCACGTCAACGCCACCGGAACTTCCGCCCATGTGTTGAATAAGACTTCAGCTAAAATCGAATAAATTTGATCGCCGTCAAAATCTTTCGCCAATACACCGTCGGTCAATGATTTCGGCAACCGTGCCAATGCACCCAATGCGGTGATCGAATAGGTTTGTGTGAACATTGTCGTTCCAACGTCACGAACTTCCAACCCAATGTCCACGACCGTTCCGCCGAAAATGGCAACAAATGTCCCGGTCGTGTCTTTGATCTGAACCGAAATGCTTGAATTGATTGAAACCGGGATTGTGCTTTGTGTTACGTCCAACAATTGAATGTTGACGTAGCCCGCTTGTGCTTGCTCATAAATGTTTGAACGACCGCTTCGAATGTTAAGGTTCGCCAAAACTGCCGACGTGTACGAAACACCGTCGATCTCAACATTCCAAATTGGCGCCCATTGTGTCATTTTATGCCATGACCAATGCCGTTGCGCCGCCCGTTCCGCGATAGAACGAAGAATTTAAGGTGTCAACGATTGTGCGGGCGGTTCCCTCTTTATCGAATGCACCCGTGACCGTCAAATTGATTGTTGTGCCCATTGAAGCCGCTTCCGCCGCGCGGAATGAACCCGCATTGAATGGGTTTGTCACAACGCTTGCCGCCGCTGAAGCGACTGCCGCCGCCGCTGAAGCGACGTTTGAAATGCCACCGCCCGCGCTTCCGCCGCCGGGTGTTGTTGACGTTGTTCCCGCGGGCAATGTTGTTCCGCCGCCACTTGTTGCCGTTGAGAATGATTTTCCATTTGGCATTGTGCCGCTAAATCCCGCAACGCCACCCCCGCCGCTATCGCCAATTTTTGGCAACGTTGAAATGTCTGCACCCGGCTTGATTAGGTTCAAACCGCGAATGACCAAATTGATTCCGTCAATGGCGGTGTTGATCAATGGTTTGATCGCACCCATGACTTTGGCAATGATGTTGAAAACAACTGAAGCAATTTCGCCAATGATTGAGATTGCCGCGCCGATTGTCTTGCCGATCAGCGGTGCAACAAATTTGATCACGTCCCAAAATGCAAGCAAATTGTCTTTGTTCTCAACAATGACGTCTTTCAATTTGAAGAAATACTTTTGAATTGAATCAAAAATTGGCATGACAAATGACTTGATCGTCCCGGCAACTTCGGTGATTACCTTGCCGAAGCCGTCTCCACTTGTAAGGCTGAACGCGCTTGAAAATGCTTCGATTGCCGGCAATGCGTTTTGATTGATGAATTGCAACAATTTTTCAAGAATTGGCAACAATGCAACACCGACGGTTTCTTTCGCTTCCGAAAATGCGACTTGAACACGTGCAATTTTGCCGGCGTAGGTTTCAGCATTTGCCGCGGCGGCGCCACCAAACAAATCTGTCAATCGACCTTGAACGTCGGTGAAGGTCATTGTCTTCAATTCAGCTGATGAAAGACCGATTCCCAATTTGCCCAATGCGGCGGTGTTACCGTCAAAACCCTTTGCAAGCGCGGCGGAAACGGTTTCCAATGGTTTTCCCGTTGCCGTTGAAACGTCCAATGCAAGGGCAAGCAATTCTTGTGCCTTTGTCGTGTCGCCCGTACTTCTCACCAACCGCGCCAAACTCGGACGAAGATCGTCGTCAGCGACACCGGACGCCAACGACATTTTGAGAATGCTTTTCTCGGTCGCGGCGATTTGTTCTGTCGTTGCACCGGTTGCGTTTTCCAATGCAAGCGCCAATTGGGTTTGTGCTTTTTCGTCTTCGATCGCGGCTTTGACGCCGTCAATTCC